TGCCGTTAGCGCGATACCTGCGGCTGTGGATGCTAACGCTGATGCGTTCGCGTCTGCACGGTAGTACTTGGCTGGATTGGTTGCTGTGTTTTTCCAAACAGGCATGCCCTGCGTGATCGATTCTCCTCCGATGACTTTTTCGAGACGAACGGTAAGATCCCCAATATCGACATTGGCTGGTGTTTGTGATAAAGCTGCCATGTTAAATCAATCCTAGTGCGTTGTAAGGTAGTGAACCGTATAGTTTTGTCTCTTGCCAAAACGGAGTCGCTGAAGTTGTTTGCAAGCCGTTCTCATCCAAATACCTAGGAATGGTTGATGGCTGCTTATGATCGTCAACTGTCGGAACTATCTGACCATCAGATAGTCTTTGATCCATTCCCATCGAAACGCGTCTGTTGTACCAAGCTCTTTCTGGAACGGTGTTGTATGGGAAACGAAATTGAAATACTCCAGTGACTTTCCAGTATCCCACGTTGACATCGAATACATTGTCGGCAGACAGCTTCATGCACTTGACGGTGCCGGGTGGCCAGCCTTGGAACGTGTCCGAGTTGACGGAACGTCGATAGATGGCTTGTAAGTAGGTGTCGAACACGGAAAAGTTTCGTGTCACCGTCAGCACTTGATCGGAGAATAAAGCCTTGACTCCTCGGACTCGTTGTCCCGCAGTGTCTACAATCGGATTACCATCAAAGTCAACATCGATCTCTTCTTCCGTCTCTACGTCATCGAATTTGATAATCGGGGGAGCAAATAACGGACTAGGTTCTGTTCCGCCTGAACCGCCACCAGCCCCTCCTATCTCACCTTTGTAGTTGACGGTTGCGATCCAAAACACTGGACTCACTCGGTCAAGCTGCATTTGTTCTGCGTAGACGAAAGGAAAGCCCGGATAGCTTTGTGAAACCTGTGGCAATCCTGCTGCTGTGTAGACCTCCAGTTCCGTTGCGTCGTACGTCGTTTCCACTTGGTACGCTTCGGTAAACGCAACGTCCATCCTACGGAAATTTTCCGTTAGCGAAGCGTTGGAGTTTTGCCGACTCCACATTTTTGTAGCGTTACCAATGACTGGCATTATCCGGCCACCTGTATTCGAAGGTCATTTGTCTTGGGAGTTTCTTTTGGTTTCTTTAGCTCTACCAATTGCTCTTGCTGCACCTTCAATTGCGTCTTGGCAATATCAAGCATCTTGTCATCTGTCGGTCCGCGGGTCAGGAAGCGAGAGGAGAAAGCTTGCAATGGTGCTGCCGTTTCGCGTGCCTTCATCTTGTCTTGCACTTGCTTTTGCTTGTCGAGTTCGGCTTGCTGTGCTGCGAACGACTTAGCGTCTTCTTCAGATAGTCCTTGTTTGGCTAGACGAAATGCGTGGGCAGCTTCGGCACCTTGATTGAGTAGAACTTTCTGTTCTTCAAGTCGATCACGCTCTGACATAAACGCTTTTTCTGCTGCCATCGTCGCAGCAAACTCAGCGTCTGCGATCTCTTTGATGGCTGCTTTCTTTTCTTCGCGTGCTTGTTTTTCTAAGTCGATCTCCTGCTTTAACATTTCGATCTGCTGAAGCTTTTGCCGTGCTGCTTCTTCAGATGCAGACGTAACGCTTTGAGCGGCTTGTTCTTTTATTGCCGCAAGTCCTGACTCGTCACTTTTCAACGCTTGCAACATGGAAATTTGTGCGTCTAGGTTCTTCAGATACTCCATGTCTGACTTGACTGATTCTCGATCACGTAGCATTTTGTCCGTGTCGATCTGCCTCGTCATGTCTCCCGCTTGCTTGTCTAATGCTAGAGCACGGGCGTTCTCTTTTTCTTTTAACTGCGTGAGATCCTCTATCTGTCGTGCGATCTCGTTGGCTCTCGTCTTGTTCGTTAAAGCCCCCCCGAATATGTCTGCGTCCTGATCGAACGAACTAGCTTTCTGTTCAGCTTTAAGTTTTTCGATGCGATCTACGTAGTCGCTGACTTCCTTTCCTGCCTCGCTACTCAGCTTTTTTAATGCTTCGATTTGTTTCTGTGGATCTTCGAGAAGTTTGATTTCTGCGAGCTCATCACCCAATCGCACATCAGCAAGTCGATTCAGTTCGCTTGCCATCTTCTTGCTTAGCTCGATAGACTTTTCTAACTCTGCGTTCCACTTGTCTGTTTCAAAGACTAGGTTTCCGATTGCGCTACCGACTTGAAAACTAAGAACACCGACAACGCCAGCGAGCCCAGCTTTAAAAGCCATCGCTCCAGCACCACCAATCTTGGAAATTTCCGCAAACTCACCAAGCTTGCCAGTCAGCCCACCGATCTGATTTGCGAAGCTACCGATTTCCGTACCACCTAGTGCACCGGCAAGAGATCCGAATATCTCGGTTGACGACTTGGCGTTTTTCGTGAGATCCTTGGTTGCTTTAACTGTGCCTTCGATTTTCTTCGTGGCAGCAACGATTTGTGCGGAAGCCTTGTCCTCGGCTTCAATTAGAATTTTTACGGATTCAGTTGCCATACTTCTCGGCTTTCAACTTTGATTCTTCGTTCTCTAGTATTCTCGCCGCGTCTAAAAACCAAACCGATTGATCCAACGTCCCACCGCTGACGGGTGGCAATCCTTTTCGAAACAGGTCTATCAACTCCACTGCATCCACTATGCTGCTGCACTCTCGTTGAGGACATCCGAGAATGTCGGTGTAACCGTCATCGCATTGGTCGCAACCTGCTCCGTTGCACTGCCCGCACTCAATCGAGATAGGCTCTGACGGTGTCCCCATATCGCAGCAATTTCCAACGTGGCACCGTTTGCATAGCAAGCCCTGCCGGATCGCTGCCGCTAGCTTCAGCTTTTTTTTTCCTCCAACTGAACGTGCTGGTTGTTCGCGATCTTGCGAAGTAATTCGCGTGCCTCGGTGTAGCTCAATACGTCTTCGAATGCTTCAGGGGCGAACACAAGCGAAATGTTCTTCCAGCCTGTAACGACGTTCCCAAGTGCCTCGACTGCATCTTTAAATGCTTCGTCGTGCGATTTGTAAAAGTCCTCGTTAAGACGATCCAGCATCGACAGCAACTTGCGTTGCTCGCGCATCGAAAGTGCCTTTGCCATGAAGGTTGGCTGCACGTCTTTCGGCTTGTCTTTGTCGATGTCGAGTACGACAGGAAAGGCTTGGTTTGGTTCTAAAAACGCTGGCATTATGTAGCCGCCGTGAATGTCATGGAGATTTCTTGGTCGATGTTGCTTCCGTTGCGGTTGCATTGCCAAGTGATGTCATCGATAACGAGCCCGTTGCGATCACCTTCCTTGATGTCGATGATTTGAGCTTTTGGTGCTGTTAGCGTCAGCACGGAGTTTGTCGGACCGTCTAGGTTCCAAGTGAGAACGGCTTCGGTGTTGGCAATCAACTGACCGAAACGATCTTGTGTAGCGACTAGCTTCGATTCTGGATTGCCGGTGACCGTAACGACTCGATTCGTAATCAATGCGTAGTCGTAGCCTGAGACGTTACCGGCACACTCTTTCATCGTGATCGTGTTGCCAGAATCAAGCGTGATATTCTCTAAGCACAATGCAACGCTGTTCCATGTGGTTGTGGAACTTGCGTAACGCAACCCTAAAGCTGTCGGGTATGTCGGAGCAATACCCAGAGTACCGTCAGTTGGTGGCTGCCAAATTCCTTGAAAGTCAAAGTTGAATACGGCTGTTCGTCCTGTCGGGTTGTTCATCGTGAACGTACCAGCACATCCTGCCATGCTTTTAATAACTCCGTCTTGATAAATTGCCATTGATAACGTCTTGACGTTCGCCCCGGGAACTTCCGTCCGTGGCGTGAACACTTGACCAGACTTCACCCAACCACATGCTGGTAGGAATACGTCGGCCCAGGATGGTTCCGTTGCGGTGCCGTCCCATGAGCCATCTACGGAAAAAGTAATCCGTCCTTTTCGACCACCCGCCAAGGATGGATGCATTCCGAAGCCGCCCTGTGCCTCGCGAGACTCCATCTCGATCTCTTGCTGTGCGATCAGGTTGTAGACATTGAACGCAGTATCTGCGATAAATAAGTCTAATGTCCCTGGTGTCGCTTCGATCTTCGCGGCCAATACTCGCTTGCGTTTTAGTTGTGTCATTTCAAGCCGCCCTGTGCTTTAAGTGTTAGAAATCGAATGCGTTCTTGTATTTGTTTTGGGAGTTTGTCTTTTGCTGTTGCTAGTGCTGCCGCTGTGACGCCCACGCTTGCGTACTCTCCAGGTGCTGGACCTTTCTGTTGCATCAGTGGGCCGCGTGGCTTTGCAACTCGCTCGTAGACGTTGCCGTTGTACCTGCGTGGTATAAATGCGTTCGGTAGAGACCCGCGCCCTTTGGCTGGTCCAGATTGACGAAACGAGACGCCACCTTTTTTCATTTCTCTCGCACCGAAATACTTTAATGGGATTGCATACCCACCGTAGAGATTGATTCCAGAACGTGGAGATGCTGCGGTTGCTTTGTCTTTAGCGAAGACGGCTTTCTTCAGTACTTTGACTGGTACTGGGATAACTTCCTTTAGCTTGCGAGCTGCTGCCGTCTTTACTTGCTTCACGGTCTTATTGACTGCAACGGCAAGCTCTTTTGTGACGTTGGCACCGAGCTGCGTTAGGATCTTTCTAACCTCAGACGCTGATTTTTGATCGATGGATATCTGCATCACGCCCTCACCTGGTAAGGGTCGTTTTCGCTCTGACGATGGAGGACGTTGATAGCAACTGTCACTCCGTTGTGATTGCCATCGGAGACGCCAAAGTTGCGAACGTCTCCGATACTCGCCAGGATTGCGTTGCTGTCGAACGTGTACCAATGACCGGGATCTGTAGCCTCGGTCGTGATGGCTTTGATAACTTGTGCACCGCGTTCGTTTTGATCGGTGTGATACGGTTCAACGTCAGAGTGTTCGCTTGATCTGACAAAGCATTCGATTTCAAATTCGGTATCAAATGCGATCGCTGGCGGATTGCCTGGGTGACTCGAGTCCGCGTTCATCGTGGAATCGCCTTGCTTGACGACGATCATTCCGTCTTCAGGTGACCAATCTGACAATCGATCAGGACGAATAACACCAGCGACATCAAACGAGTACCCGTTCGCGGTGTTGATTTGCTCCAGTCGTCTCACTATTTCTAGTGCTATGTTTTCGATGACTGCTGGCATTACTGAACCAAGAAGCGAAGGAATCCGTTAGCGTCTGAAAGCAACTGGACGATTGAACGCAGAGAACCAGTCCCTCCGTTCTTTAACGCAACAAAAACCTTGTCGCGTCCTGTGTCTATCTCTTCTGCTGTAATGCCTCGGCACTCGTTGTTTTCCACACGAATAATCAAGGCATTGACTAGTAACTCTCCAACCTCAGAAGCTACTGCCAAAGGATCTCGAACAACCAATGCATCAATGTCTCGCCCAGAGCCTGCGCCACCGGGGAAGTATTGAATGCACTCTCCAAATTGCCGTACCAGATTTGGTACAGCAACTCGTTTGAATTGCTGTTCGAATCGCGTTGGCATTAGGCTTAGGTCGTGATGTTGGAGATCAAGTGACCGGCTTGCGGATACATAATCACTTCGTCAGTTTCGTGACGAACGCGAATGATACGAGATCGGCTTTGGACTTCCTCGTACTCTTCAACCGTGCCACCGATAACAGAACCATCAGCAGACCAGTGGAAAGTACGACCGATACATGGCTCACGCATGTCTGCTCCAGTTGCGATCCTGCAAACCATTGCATACTCGCCGGACCATATCTGAGCAGGCGTTGCTGCTGCGCTTTCGTTAGCTGTGTTCTTTGAAGCACCGGCCACAATGATGTAGTCGAGATCGAAGACAGCCTTCAGCATTTCTATTGTGATGTCGCGAGCTTTCGAAGGATCGCCAGCACCTGACGAGCTGATTCGATCACGTATCTGATTACTTGTCCTTAAGTTTCGAAAGACTTGTCGGTTAATAACCAGTGCGTTAGCCCACAGTCCGCTTCCGTCGTAAACTTTCTTCACCGCTGCTTCTACATCCGTGACTGGCACGCAGTTCACTGCATCATCCCATTCGTGAGTGATGGCAGTCGTCAGAGCTGCTCCGTTCCATGTCGTCGTATTGAAAACAAGTGCTGCGGCTCGCTTTTCTTGATTGCGTGCCACAACGCCTTGAGCGCGTGCGTTAGCGATTCGATCAACCTGCAACAGGTTTTGATATCGCTTTTCGTCTCGCTCGTCGATTGGTTCTTCCCAACCGTTTTCTTGCGTGGAATAGCTAAAAGTTTCGAACTTAAAGCTTCCACGGTTGTAGTTGCTGCCACTGTTTCGGAGTGTTTCTCCGTCGAACAAAAGCGACTCAAGAGGAACTCGTCCTGGGTTGTCGCTTTGCAAACCAGTCTCAACGACTGGCAAAACTTGCGTTGCTACGTATCCCTGACGTTCTGATTCGATGTCGAACTCCATGAACTCGGCCAAATCTGGCCGAAGCGTTACTGGATTCGAGCTTGGTGTTGCTCCAACTGGCATAATGTTTTTCCTTTACTTTGCTTTGATTTGGTTGATTGGTTGATCGCAACAATTAAGCTGCGGTATCTCCGTGCGAGATGTACAGGACTTCAATCACGTCGCCGTCCGCCCCGGCTGCTTCAAGAGCAGTACCGATTTGGAAAGACGTTGCTTGTGCGGTGTCTTGAACCTTGCCGCCTGTTTCTGTGTAAAGCACTGCACCGATAGCACAGGCTTCAATAGCAACCATCTTGTGAGTTCCTGATGCTGTTCGGAGTCGAACAGTGACAGGATCGCCAGCAGCAAACGCAGGCGTTACGACAGTTCCGATTTCTTTGTCCGTCAACCCGGCAATCGTTACTCGTCCATCAGTGTCGAGCTTCACTCGCAAATGCACTGCGATAGCTTCGTCAGCAATAAACGTTTTTGTGTTTCCGTCTACATATTGAGACATTTGGTTTCCCTTACTTCAGTTGTGTTTTGTGTTGTTGTTTAGCTGTTGACTTCTTCGAGCATTTGCTCGCGTAGCCCCGGATGATCTTTCTCGACGCTGAGGATTGCCTTATCTCTCGCTAGTCCCTTGGACACGTAAGAATTGATAGCATCCTTCCACTTGGCTTTCGCTGAAAGCAATCCACCTGTTTTTGCTTTAGCGACTGGAGCAACGCCAGACTTTGCCTTGGCAACTGGTGCGACTTCTTCCTCTTCCGGCATGGAGGCTACGGCAGCTTGTGCTTTGAGTGCCTTTAGCTCGTCCTCCATCGCTTGCACCTTCATGGCAAGCGTTTCGTTTTCAGCCATCGTTTCGTCAACGACTGCGGAAGCTACTTCTTCCATTGGCATGGATTGCTCCATGCACTTCACGATGAACTCGGCTTTCGCCTTTGGGAATTTCCGCTTGATCTCTGTTACCGTAGCGGCGGCGGGTTTTTGCGTTTCTGACATAGATTTCTCCCTTGTCGGTTCGCAGTTATCGCCACCAGGACCAGCACCAAATAGTGCTTGAACAATCCCGTGCGGCATCGATTGGACTTTTGCAAATGCACGACCAACAACTGGTGTCGGTGTGATTCGATTCACGAAGCCATGCGCGAGTGCATTGCTTGCGGTTAGATAGGTTTCTTTGTCAAGGATCGCTTGTACCTCAACGGCACTCTTGCCCGATTTGGCAGAGTAAGCGGCGACCATATTTGTCTTCATGCCTTCGAGCATGCCAGCCATGTTGACGAACTCGGCTGCGTCGCCCTCGCACATCGCGTAAGGGTTGTGCATCATCATGTAACCGTTTGGCGTGATCTCTACATCATCGAACGCCATCGGGATAAAAGACGCGATAGAAAATGCAGCCGATGCAATGACGCACTTCTTTGGACCTGCATAGTTCTTGATGGCATCGTAGATTGCGAAACCTTCAATGACTGATCCGCCTTCGCTATGTATTGCGACCTCGATCGGATCTGTACCGTTGGCAGGCAGTTGCGACTTGAACCATTCAGATGATACTTGCCCATCTGCAGTGCCGATTTCGCCTGAGATTGTGATCTTGTTAGCCACTGGTCGCCTCAGCGTTTGGAAGCGTATTAGGTGGCAAATCGACGCCGTATTTCAGTTCGATAATTTCCCTGGCTTCGTCTGCGGTAATGACTTTTCCAACGGATAAATAAATCTTTTGCAAAGCCTCTTCGATACCAAGTTTCCTGTCAGCCTCGCCGCTCTGTATGGCTGGTATTGCCTCTGGTTTGTCTTTCAACTCCGGTGTGTCAACGCTGCCGTCCACTGCGTCTGCGATCAGTGCGTTTACGCTGGCCTCAGTCAGACCGATACCACCGAGATAGACTCTAGCTGCGGACTCGCTCGTCTCGCCTTTAGCAAGTTCTTCTAGGATCTTCTTGATCGCTTTGCGGTTGCGAGTGAACTGCAATGTCGAAAGGTTTGCCATCTCGCCAGTCGGCAATGCACCGGCTAAAGCTTCTTCTGTGGATGCTGCCGATTGTGCTTCGACGATCGCGGGATCTTGCAACGAAAGAGTTTGACCCTGTGGCATGACCAAAGGAATCAAGTCTCTCCAAGTCAATGGTGGGCTTGTTGGGTTTGCGGTATTAAACTCTGCAGCCTGCTTCGCTGCTCGTTCAATTGCGTAGATGTTGTCTGCAATGATCTCTTCGGCAGTTTCTTCCCAATCGCCACCGCGTGCACTGTGTAGCCGTCGTGGGCTTGTGAGTGCATTGCGTAGCTGAACGGCATCACCTTCGGCGTCTGCGACTGGCTCGATGTACGTCCACGTTGGGAGGTTCCAATTGTGGCTGTACAGTTTGACCTTTGGCTTGTCTTGGTAGGCACGGATCGATCTGTCGGAGTCGATCAATCGAGACAACCACCATTCGTAGGCTGGTTTATGTAGCCGTCGTACTAGATTGAGTTGATCGGCCACGAAGCCTTTTCGAGCTTCGTCCACGGCACCTCGCCAGCCAGAGAAGTTTGTTTCGCTGCCGTCCATCAAGACCAAGCAAAGAGGCAGGCCGAAGTTGACACCGAGGACTTGAAGAATCAAACGCACTTGCTGGAAGTATTCGCTGTTCGGGACGTTTGGAGAAAAGCCTTGTAGCTCTTCGCCTGGCTGTCCGATGATCTCCATACCTGGACCGATACCCTCAATCTGACGAGTGCCTGATTGGGTTGTTTCGGTAGATGAATAGCCGTAGCCACCTGGAACAGCACTGGAGGCTAGCCCCATCTTGCGGAAAATAGCAAAGCAACTCACGACTTGTTGCTGTACGAGTTTTGCGAAGTTGATATCTTCCAACATCCCAGCGTACGAGAAAACTGGAGCTATCTGTGTGACACCGCGAGTTTGCATGACTCGCTTGGGGTTGTAGACGTGGAAGACTTGTCGGCGACCCTCTGAGTCTCGAACGTTGATCGGAGTAGAGTCGCCTTTAGTGCCGAACGCGTCTAGTTCTTCTAGTACGTGGTATTGTTGTCGCTTTCCGTACCTGTCCGTTGTAACACCGAGAAACGTATCGTTAAGTCGTGTTTTGGTTTGGATCGCATGCGACTCAAGAACTTGAAAACAACCTTCCTCGGTGCCTGCGACAACGATATCACCGTCGATCGATTCGGCTCTCGCACAATGGCGTTCCATCTCTTGCCAAGTGCATTCGCCTGCGATGTCGCACATGTCTGGGTTGTTGGCAAACTCTTGCCAGCGTTCCCAGATTTCTAAATCTAGACCTTTGTCGCCAGTCTTGGGGTCTAGCTTGAATCCGCCTTGCACGATGTTATCGACCCTGCGATCGGCAAGGATACCGATTACAGCATCGTTTCGATCCATGTCTCTAGCTTGCTCGATGTCAGCATAGTATTTCGACTCGCTACGATAGTGATAGTCTGGACCGCTACCTTGTCCAGCAACGCCAGTTCTGCGACGAACAAACCTAGACGCACGACTCATATCGTAGTCGTTGCGGAACTGATCGAACGTGTCTTGCAGATTCGCGTTAGACTGCTGCTTCTTTCCTTTAGCGATCACCGGAAGCCCTCCGAGACGACTAGGTGACGCACGGAACCGGAAGAAGCTCGATTAGAAGCGACGAAACTTTGAGCACGAAGCATCAAGTTTTCGATCTGAGCCACACTGATTGCCATCGACGAACCTTGGTCCGACTGGCTCTGTGGAGTCAGAATAAAGAATCGCTTGGCGGCAGTAACAAACGAAGTTGCCTTCGACACCGAGTTTGATTCCTCGAAGTCGGCGTTGTCCAAGAGTGTGTCGATTACTTCGTCGATAGTGACTGCCATGCACGCAAAGATACGGCAGCGACTGGTTTCAGTTACCGTTTACGGAAAAACGGTTTTACGGTGTTAGTTGCTCTAGCACCCACTTGATTGCGTCTTGCCCGTTCGCAACTTCCTTGCCATTCTTCAGCCGTGCATATCGGGACTGCAAACCAAACAGCAAAGCACGTAGCGTCCTGGTTTGTTCGGAGTCCAGACGGATATCAACTCGATTGCTGAAGTAGCCTTGAAATATGTTTTCCAGCATCGGAAGTTCAAGGTAAGACACCACTACGTGAGGATCTTCCTTTGGTGTTTCTGTCGATGTGTAAACGTCCGTCGGTGGAGGCGGGATCATCTCTGAGTGGCTAGAAACGGCTGACCAAATTGGTTGGTGAATGTCTTGCGTGGTTGTGGTGTCTCCGGTCGTGTCGCTTGCACCCTCGGCACTACCTTGACTCCCATGCACGCTGCCGCGCACAGTGCCATCGCCGTCGCGTCTAGTTTGTGATTTCTCCTGCTTTTTACGATCCATTTTTTGACCAGTCCTTTCCCTTCCATAAAAACTTCCTGACGTTCTTCCGCGCATATCTCCTGTGAGTATGCCAAGTGAACTTTCGGATCTTGCGTTGCCCATACGGATAAACTCCCGTCGTTGAATTGGTGTGATTCGTCAAACGTCTTGGTTGTGAACCGTTGGTGAACTTCATTTTTCCAGTGGTGCGAATTGTAGTTGTATAACCATAGTCCTTGCTCCTGTTGCCAGTCTGCCCGGCATTGATCGAAGTGGCGTTTCTTCTCCGTGTTCTCACCTGCGTAGCTGATACGCGAATCGTCGTGTCCTTTGGACGCTACGAATGGTGCACCTGTTTGGCGGATAAATTCATAGATCGCTGGGGTGAAGTCGCCTGAGTCGATGAATCCAAAGTCAGGACGAGTTTCGGCAAGTGCGAAACGTCGCAGCTCGTGCAAGGCTCGAAGGATTGCAAGTTCTGTAGCCTCATCCGAACTTGTCTTGTCTGTACCAATAACACGCCATTCACCGTAATCGATGACGGTCCCCACACAATTGCCATGAAATGCTACCTTGCACCAATCGAGTTTATATTTGCCAACGTCGCATCCAAAGAATATCTTTCCATTGGGTGGGACTTCGGCATGTGCTAAACCACTCATGCGAGACGTAACGATACCGGGAGTGATTCCGAGGCTTTCCGGTATCTCTTCTTCTTTAGGTTCGTTCTGCAGTTCGGCAAGGACTCGATCCATTCCCCAGTCGGCTACACGATTGTAAAACGCTTGGAGTGCATCGACTTCTATTTGGTTGCCATCGCTATCCTTTTCTGAGACGAACCTATGGGGATTTG